ATCGAGGCATTGAATGATGCGAGGAAATATCGGGAATTGAAATCTAAGCGTAAGGCTACGCAGACAAAAGGCGAGAAAGCTCGTCCTGTCGTTAAGGCTGGCGTAAAGAAGCGAAAATCAACTAGCGTTCAAGCGGAGCAACAAAAGGCGCAACAGCGCTTAATGAAAACAGGTTCAATCGATGATGCATTGAGCCTGATGTTAAACAATGATTAACATTAAGTTAGTCTTCTAGTCTTTGAAAGGACAAACCCATGGCTCAGCCTAGTAATCTGTACGATTCGTACGATAATGCAAATTCAATAAGGGAAGATGTGCAATCAATTATATACAACATTGCTCCTGACGAAACCCCCTTTTTGAGTGCATGTAAAAAAACAACTGCAAAGTCAACTTTGCATGAATGGTCAACAGACACGCTAAGAGCGTCTGCGGCTAACGCTCACATCGAGGGTGATGACACAACTGCATCTGCGGTTGCTGGTGTTACTCGCCTTAACAATAGAACTCAAATTTTTAAAGACGCCATAATTATCAGTGATACTGATGAAGGTCTTTCAAAAATAGCTAAAGATAAGGAAATGGCTTACCAAATCCTCAAAGCTGGGAAAACCATGAAATTGGATATTGAAAAGGCTCTTTTCGATAACAATGCTAAAGTGGCTGGTTCTGCAACTGCGGCTCGTGAGCTTGCTGGTGCGCCAACGTGGTTAACATCGAACACTGTCAAAGGTTCTGGCGGCGCAGATGCTAATGGTACAGGTTCAAATGCTCGTACTGATGGTACACAAACAGTATTCACTCAAGCTAAGTTTGATACAGTGATGCAAAGCGTTTGGGAAAATGGCGGAACAGGTTCAAAGACTGCATATTTGTCAGCATTTAATATGACAAAATGTCTCGGATTTGCTGGTAACAACAACCAACGTGCAAACGTGGTTGGCGCTGATGAGCGTGTTATCAACTCAATTTCCATATATCTTACGCCGTGGGGCGAGATATCGCTGAAGCCTACGAGAGAGAACAGATCTCGAGATGTCTTCCTGATGCAAAGTGACACATGGCAAGTGGCTACGCTACGTCCAATGAAAAATGTTGAACTAAGTAAGACAGGGGATAATTCGAAAAGACAATTAACCACTGAACTCACATTGGTATGTACTTCAGAAGCGGCAAACGGCATGGTTGCAGATTGCACAACTTCATAAACTAACTATAGTAAGGGGGGGAAACCCCCCTTACTTATTAATAGGAGTGATTTATGGCTACACCACGTAAAGGCAAAGCAAAGGCTAAAATGGTTAACGGCAGGAAAGTTAGCTATGGGCAAGCTGGCCTAGCAAAAGATGGTAAGCCAAGAGTAAGAGCTGGTACAAAAAAAGGTGACGCATATTGCGCTCGGTCTGCTGGTCAAAAGAAGAGATCTCCGAAGGCGGCTAAAAATCCAAATAGCCCATTGAATTTATCACGCAAACGCTGGAAATGTTCTGGCACTAAATCGAAGAGAACATAAGATGACAAGCTCAAAAATAGGCGAAAAAATTGAAATATCTGACAATGGCGAAATTAACATAAAGCGCACGTTTGATGGTAGCCAAATGATGCGTGACGCTGAATACGCTCGTCAGAATGCAGATAATAGCTTTGGCTCAGATCATAAGCTAATTGCACAAGTTGATGCGGCTCTAATTGGCGTTTGGCTTAAAGAAGCTGGCGTGAGCTGGAGTGACACAGAGGCGGCTAATCAAGTCGTTAAAAGAAAATTAACGTCAGGCGAATTTGCTGACTTACGAGTATGGCAAGGAAAATACTGATGGAAATGGCAGATTTATGGAGTGGGACGCTCACATTCGCACTAGCGTTTGTGGGTTTTGTTTTACGAGGATATGTTTTAGAGTTGAATAGATTACAAATTCTGTTGAACAGAACGCGAGAGGAATATGTGACAAAAGTTGATAGCAGTGCGTCAATGAATAGATTGTTCAGCAGGCTCGACGCAATAGACGCTAAGATGGATCGCATATTAGAACGTAAGTAAAATGCTACGTTTTCTTATAGTAAGTTTTTTCATTATTTTTGGCAGTTTTGTTTACGCTGAAGATGACACAATAAATACGAATACTAATATAAATTCCAGTGGGTCTATGGATACAACTATACAAAGCCCACCACCATCAGCTATATCGCCACAAGTTAGCACAAGCGGATCTGACTTATGCGTCGTGGGGATCTCAGGAGCAGTGCAGACGCAGATATTAGGTATCTCTGGCGGCAAAACTGTGAAGGACTTAAACTGTGAGCGCATTCGAGCAAGCAAACTACTGAGCGATTTAGGAATGCGTGTGGCTAGTGTGTCACTGTTATGTGCCGATGATAGGGTCAAAGAGGCAATGAAAAACGCTGGCACGCCCTGCCCAATCAATGGAAAAATAGGAGATGAGGCCAGACTTGAATGGGAGATGAAAGCTGTGGAAGCGCGTATTAGCGAAGACCAGAAAAATCTAGTAGAAAGGCTGTTTGATGAACAAGCTGAAACAAAAGTTGGGCTGGGTGTCATCATTGGCACTCTGTTTATGTTACTCTTACTCTAACGCAGAGCCATACAGTTATTGGGCGAGTACCAATGCCGCCAAAAATGGTTTAAGCTGGGGGATGTCATCTGTCTTACCATCAATTGGCGGCGTCGATATAAATGGCCTGATTTACAGATACACTACAGAAAAGGAAACAGACGCGGACATGAAGGTCACTGTGGGTAATCTAAACTTTGGCGGCGATGGGTATTTATTTAAGGAGACTGACGATTGGTCAGGCGTTCCATCAAATACAATAACAAAGTCATTTCCATTAAATAATATTCCGCTAGAAAATTGGGGTGATGGGTCTATCACAGTGGAAGGTGAGGGAACTGTTAAGGATGCTACAGTTGTATATACATTCCGCGTTGACGAATGTTATGACCCACAGTTAAACCCAAGTTGCGCTGGGTATAAGAAACCTATCCCAGAGATCCCAGAGGTTGAGGTTTATAATGCACTGGAAGACGACGCAGTTGTCGATGCAATCCAAGAGGAAGAATACGAATATCCAGACGAGGCTAAGATCCCAGAGGATGACGAGGACGACGATAAGCCAACAAAAATAGAGCTGGGTCTGATGTCGGCTGAGAATGCATTGACTATGTTTCAAGATTATAATCAAAACGAGCTTATCAACATGATTAACAATCAAACCAATTTGCAATCATACTATGATCTTGCTCTAAATGGTGGTATATACAAAGATAAGTATCAGCTAAGTCAAAACCAAATGCCAGATAATAAGAAGGCATTGCGTAATAATTTAGCACAACAACTAAAGCATGAACAAATGGTAGACATGCAGTACAATAAGTGAGGTTAATATGAAATATTTAGCAATACCACTATTAGCACTAGCTACACCAGCTTTTGCAGATAGTGTCGATATAGTGGGCAACGTGTCTGCAAAGTGTATAATTCAGACAACCAAAAGTGGTGTATTCGGATCTCCAACGGCAAATAAGTTAAGCACAAGCCCAAGTGATGGCGGAATACATCCAGAGGTTAGAATAGATGTGGCGATTGCAAACAGCTACACAGCTAATATTACGCATCCTACAACATTTACCTCATCACCATCCCTAAATGACACTGTGACGTGGACAGGATCTGTCAGCGTCGTTAATACGAGTGACGCGGCTATGTCATCATATGATACCAACAAGACCACTGCTGGGGCTACTACAAGCTACTCGTTAACGACTGCTGGCTCTACTTGGTTTGCAATATCAAGCGTTGCTGAATATGGCGGTGGCAAGCCGTTTACAGGCGGAACGTATACAGCGCAGGCTACAATATCGTGTATACCTACCTAAAAGCACTTGTAATTGCTACGTTATTGGGGTCTGGCGTATCTGCTCACGAACAGACCCCAGCCTACCCAAAAAAGCAGTATTCCACAGTGGATGGAATTGTTAAATTTGAGCTATCAATTTTTAACTCAAGGGAAGAGGTAAAATATTACCAGATTGGTGTATTTGATAAAAATTTTGTGGGTCTTCCATTTTCGTCAAAATATAGGATAATGAAAGTCGATTACAAAACGAGAGTAAATTTTGATGTATATGTTAGGAAAGTTGATTTGGATCGAGCAATGTATATTTGCACAAAATCAAAATTACTAAAAGATAACAAATCTAAGCCATTTGTGTCATCTTTGATATGCTCAAAAATTATGGTGGAAACTAAATGAAATATGCAATCATTCTATCCTTAATTGCTGGCAGTGCGTTTGCCGATAGCTCGTCACTGTCTCTGGCGTTACCGACGCCAAATCTGAATACACAATCCGACAGAATAAGATCTGGCAGTATTGAATGCTCGAACTCTATCTCAGGCTCGACACTTCTGGAATACGGCTTAACTGGCCTGCTGTCTGGCCTTAACACTGACGCGAGAGGCAAAGATATTGGCGTTTATGCTCGCATTGTTATTCCACTGAATGCACCAAAAAAGCGTATTGAGTGCCAGAAACTATTTGAGGTGGAGCTGTTGCAACGCAAAATGGAAATTCGCATGTTGCAGGAAGAGCTGGACGCCATGAAAAACTTGCAATCTTCAGAAATGGAATTTGAGAACTAATGGTCGATACAACTAAAATTGCAGATGGTATTGATGGTTTAGCTGACCGCCAACTTAAAGCTGGGGGCATGAAGTTGACGGCTGGCTCTATACTAGCAATATTTGCATTCCTGTCTACAGTTGGCTCTGGCTTATATGGTGGCCTGCTGATGTGGCAAAAGATCGAAGAGCTGGCTAATTTAGACATATCCGCATACCAACAGCAAATGGATGTGATGGATGCAAAAGTTACAGGCATATCAGAGAAGGTCGAGGAGAGCGTAGAATATAGCCGTGATATTAAAAATAATTTACGTGATGATCTATTGCGCGTTGAACAGCAATCAGATCGGATTGAGACAATGGTTCGTAAGACTGAGGATAAAGTCAGGGAAATGATTGATAAGGCTGAGGTGCGCTTTGAAAATCAACGAGAACGTGTTAGAGTTTCACAAAGCGGCGAGATGAAAGAACTTGAAGATAAATTAACGAAGAAACTACAAAGGGCGCTAGACAATCCTCTGGCGGATTAACATGGATGAATTTAAAAAATTTGACGTAGATGGTAATGGATCAATTGATCAGGCTGAATGGGATCGCATGGCGCTGGAAGACAGGCGCTTACGAATGCAGGATGAAGACGCCCAGCGTGATGCAATTAGATCAATGACGTGGTTTGCGCTGTTTGGGATGTTGCTTTATCCATTCGCTGTGATTGGCGCTGTAATTTTTGGATTAGACGAAGCCGCCAAAATTTTAGGATCGATGGCAAGTATTTACTTTGTGTCTGTTGCTGGTATCGTATCTGTGTTTTTTGGGGCAAATGCTTTAGCGAAAGGAAAAGATAAATGATAGCTGGACTAGGATTGTTAGGTAAAGTTGCAGATCTTGCTGGAACTATGATTGAGGGCAAAACTGCTGTAAAGCAGGCTGAAGCCCAAACTAAAATGAAAATAGCTACAGGTGAGCTTGATTGGGATCTAGCCGCCATGAAAGCTACAGATAACAGCTTGAAAGATGAGTGGATAACTCTGCTCTTCTCGATACCATTAATTTTAGCGTTTTGTGGTGATTGGGGTAATGAAATTGTGCAAGATGGTTTTGCCGCACTATCTAATATGCCTGATTGGTATCAATATAGTCTTGGTGGCATTGGGAGTGCATCAATTGGGATGCGTGGTGTAAGTAAATATTTTGGGGGTAAAAAATAATGTCAAAAACAACAAAAGCGGCAAAAGGCTTGTGGACGAATATTCACAACAAGCGAAAAAGGATCGCGGCTGGTAGTGGTGAGACAATGCGTAAAAAAAATGCTAAAGGTGCGCCGACAAATGAGGCGATTAAAAAATCACAAAGAAAAAAGAAAAAGGCATAGCTATGACAGAAGCGATGAAAAAATTGCAAGATAAAGTCGGCGTTGGGGCAGATGGACATTTTGGCAAAAATACTGCTAAGGCCATTGCTCAGTATTATGAGTTATCGAATGAGAGAGCCGCCCATCTAATGGGTCAGGCGAGCCACGAAAGCGGTCACTGGCGGCATACAAGAGAAAATCTGAACTACAGCGCGGATAGTATGATGCGCGTCTGGCCTAGTCGATTTCCTGATCTGGCGTCCTGCGAGGGATATTCTCGAAACCCAACAGCATTAGCTAACAAAGTTTATGGTGGTCGCATGGGCAACAATACTGAAAATGATGGCGCTTTATTTTCTGGAAAAGGTTATCTTATGATCACAGGGAAAAATAATTACAGGGCATTCAGCTCTGACATGGGCTTACCTGAGATTATGACAGATCCAGATCTGGTGGCTACAGATTATGCTTTTGACACGGCAATGTGGTTCTTTAATAAAAACAAGTTATTCGACATTGCAGACGATGGTGTGAACGACGAAACAATATTGAAGATCTGTCGCCGTGTGAATGGTGGTACACATGGTTTATTGGATAGAACTTCTGAGACAAACAAGATTTATGAGTGGCTCAACGCATAACAATAAAATCGGTAGAGCTGGTGAATTTTTAGCTCTATCGAGATTATCATTCGCTGGCATTTCCTGCATTTTAGTCCAACATGAGATTGACGATGCATACTTGAAGACGCCAAGCGGTAAATTACTGACTTTACAGGTCAAAACAGCCAGCAAGAAAACAGGAAATGCGAGGCAGTATAGGTGGAACACACAGCCCCTTGGCAATAATAAAAAATCCGATGTGTATGCTCTGGTGGCGTATGACATCAAGAAAATTTATTGGGCTAGGGGTGACGATGCCATAATAAAGAAAACGTCAACTCGATTATATCCAGATCAGTTTGTAGATGAAGAAAAATTATTAAATCAAGTAATAAACAGCTTCATAGATTAAATAAACTTCTTGATGATTTGCGCTGTTAGATTTATTTAGACGTGTGGGTAGTATCGGGCATGAAACTACCCACACGATATATTTATTTTAGCTTGAAGTAAACGTAACGCAGAGACTTAGCGCCAGCGTTGCCAATAATTGGCGTTGTTTTCTCGTAAGCACGATCAACTAATTTTTGACGATACATAACATTAAGCGTCCACGCCACATCAGATACACCAATAGAACTGCTTAACGCTATCATAGTTGTCGTGTATCTTTTATAACTTTTCATATGCTTTAGAATAGCGTCATACTTCTTTTTCGGAATAGGCTTGATCTTACGAAGATCGCTATCAGTAATAAAATTTTTGTGTGAAGGCTTGTTAACTGTAATCTGGCGCGGCCTCTCAAAAGTTTTATTTATTTTATTTCTGAGGCCACGCTTGATTTGCTCTTGCTCAAAATTGTATAGCAAGTGGGAATACATGATCTCATATTTAAATGTAGGCTCATCCCTCATTGCTTGGGCGACTTGTTCTTTCGTCGCATAAGCGAAAGCTGGTGTTCGAGGTTGTTCAATATTGCAAGTTGCTCCTGCATCATCCAGATGTAGAAACTCCTCGTCCGAACTTCCTTGCCCTTCAGATCTTCCTGCACATTTTCGTTGAGCTTGATTGCCCTCGTCACGGCTTGGTAACAATCTTTGGTTTTCATTTAAATTCTCCTCATTCATCATTTTCACGCCTAACAAATTTTCCTTGAGCATCCAGCGCTGGGATTAGCCTGTTAGGTTTTTCTGGCATCTCTGGCAGTATCAAGCCAGTGCCAGCGCAGTTTGTGCAATCAGCTTTTTCATACAGGTAAGTTTCATGAAAGATATTATAATCTTTTTCAAATAGCGTTTCGCCTGCGCCATCACATTCTGGGCATGGGTAATATTTACTTGCCATTGGATAATCCCTTCGGTCTGAGTTTTGGTACAATAAATGACGAGCTGATGTAGCTTGTCTCGATGCACTGAGCCATGCTGTCCATTTTTTCATATGGCTTGTAGACTGCTGGCAATGCTTCACCACATTCACGCGCACTGCGATAGAGCGTGGTGTCTTGTAGCTCCACGCCGCCAATGACATATGTGAGAACGAGTGTTGTGTAAAATGTCATACTATTTCCCTTTTCTTAACAAATAAGTAATCGTTCTTTTTGTTATGCAAATTAAAAGATTTTAATGTTTCATATTTAATATCTTTTAAATCTGTATTTAACTGTAAACCAAATTCACTTAAATATAATTTAAAATCGGTTAATGATTTTTTACCAAAGTTTGGAAAACTTAAAAAAAATTTATCGGATCTCAATATTACATCATAAAAATATATAGGGTTACGAATGCTTTTATTTTTTTCTGGTTTGCTATATGAAAACAAACTATTACCAACCATATGATTTAAGCATCCCCAAACGCGATTTGGGAAAAAACCTTGCTCAATCGTGCTAAATAATAATTTATATAAATATGGATCTGAGCTTTCAAGATTATGAAATAAAAATATTTTAAGGCTTAATTC